AACCTGTATACAGTAGAGACAGCGCAAGATACTTTAGTTTAGATACTTTTGTTTCAGGCGGCTACTTAAATGCACCATTTGGATATATCTAATTTATGGCTACTTATAAAAATACAAGTCCGTGGTATACTACTCAAGTAAAAAATAACTATCTTGATATATTAACTATCAGACCAGTTAGTGCAGAGCCTGACGATTTTTACTACGTTATAGAATCTCAATATTCACATAGACCTGATTTATTGGCATTTGATTTGTACGGCACACCTCAGTTGTGGTGGATATTTGCACAACGAAATATGAATGTTATAGAAGATCCTATATTAGACTTTGTGCCAGGAACCGGAATTTACATTTGTAAAAAATCTAGTTTGAATAAAGTGCTAGGATTGTAACATGGGAGTTTTTGACGATTTAGGTGCAACAATTGCCTCCGATGTATCCAAAGCAGTCGGAGTGGTATCTACTGGTATAGCTTCAGGACTTTCCAGTGTTTCTAATGCAATATCTGGTGTAACATCGTCGTTGGCCGGCGGCCTATCGGCACTGAGCGGTATACCTTCAATTACTAATGCGTTGGCCAGTATTGCCGGATCGTTAGGAATTGAACCAGGCAGTTCATTACCATTACCTAATCCGCTGTTTAGATATGCAACTTACAATTGTATTATTGGTTTGAGTTCTATACCCGATTCATACTTGAGTAATCCTGACAGCACATATAGGATCGGACTGTACGGAGATATAATTGCAAAATCTGCCAGCATAGATCCTTACAACAGAGTTGAAATTCCTCAAGGATCTTTTGAATTTTATATTGACGATCTTAAACTTGAAAGTCTTATAGGTCATAAAAGCGGTACTAATTCAAATGTGACTGATATTAGTTTCAAAATTATTGAACCTTACAGTATGGGACTGTTTTATACCTCGCTCCAACAAGCGTCCGACAAGAATTCACACACTAACTGGAATGTTGCTCCGTTTCTATTAACACTTAATTTTAAAGGCAATACAGAAACTGGCATAATGGAAGATATTCCAGGTACTGATAGACAAATACCTATACAGATTACTGGAATGGACATGACAGTCAACGAACTAGGTGCTGTGTATAATTGCACTGGCGTACCGTTTAATGGCATTGCGTTAAGTGATAGTAACAAAAATTTCATGAGCGACGTGTCAGTAAGAGGCAAAACTGTAGGAGAATTGTTGCAATGGGGCGACAAAAGTTTAGAAGCTGTGCTAAATCAAAAATTAAGAGATGTAGCTGATACTAACGGTATTGAAGTTCCTGATAGAATATTGATATTATTCCCTCAAAATTCAGCCTCCAGCGCAACTGATCAATCAGCTAGCGGCGAAAGTGAATCATCGCCGGGTTCTGCAACAGCAGACCCTACCCCGTTGCCTTCGGACTTTATGACATCGTTAAATGTGTCTAACAAAGCAGTAACTGACAGACTGGATATTTTAGTTCAGGATCCGTCCTCTATGAATGCTATTGGCCAAGCTAAAATGGGATTTAGCGAATTAAGAAAAGGTGACTCGCCCATGGGCGGAGAGCAAGAAGTTTACGACGAACAGAAAAAAATCAATGTTAGAAGTAAAAATGGTATAGATCCGCAAGTTTCTGAAATGAAATTTAGACAAGACACCGACATATTGAATGCCATTAATCAAACCATATTAGCCAGTCAGTTTGTAGTGGAATCGTTAGACCCTGGAAAAATCACACCTGAAGGCTACAAAGACTGGTGGCACATAGATACTCAGGTATATCAATCAGGAGTTGAAAACAAAGCCACTGGTTTAAAACCAAGATTGTTAGTGTACAGAGTGTTACCGTATCATGTGCATCAAAGTTCAGGCCCGCTTGCACCTAATACCAAACCTGTTGGCCTAAACGGACCTTTACAGTCTCAAGTGGTTAAAGAATACAATTACATCTATACAGGTAAAAATGTTGATGTATTGAAATTTGAATTGAAATACACCAACAATTTCATAGATAAAATGCCAGCTGACGGCACATCGGGTACACAAGATGCTAAAACTCAAGCAGATCAAGGTGGCGCAAAAGAAAAAACACCAGTGCCGCAAGAAGAAGCACTTAATAATAGTGGAAATTCTCCTCCAACCAAGCCTGGAACTTCGCCTACTGCTGTAAGTTACAGTGCAAAAAGATCACAAACTGACAGACTTGGAGGCGGCGGTTTAGAAACTGAAGCAAGTCGTGCTGCTCGTGCATTTTATGACAGGGCGTTTGAAGGCACTGATATGGCAGATCTCTCGTTGGAAATTATCGGAGATCCGTACTATATTGCAATGAGTGGCACTGGCAACTATACAGCTCAGCCTCTTACAGAAAATTTAAACACCGATGGCAGTGTAAACTGGCAGTCCGGCGAAGTGCATATTTCAATTAATTTTAGAACGCCTACCGATATTGGGTACAATGGACTATATAATTTTCACAATTCACATCAGTCAGTTGGAATGATCAGCGGCTTGTATCGAGTGACTAATGTTACAAGCAATTTTTCAAAAAATGAATTCAAACAAACACTGACAGGTTTTCGTTTACGTATGCAAGAATTGCCAGGTGCTGGTTCACCAACCGCAGGTGTTTCTGCAGACAATCTAAAAATCAATCCCAAAGATACAAACAGCAATGAAGAAGATGGAACCGAATAATGTCAGACTATAATCCTAACGACAGCACAATAAATCAACCAAAACCTGAACCAGGCCCGTTTTTAGCCAAAGTGGTCAGTCACCTTGATGCCACTTATATGGGCCTGCTAGAAGTTCAGATTTTGCATGATGTTGGCAATACTGATAGCGAAGGGCAGTTGCATCAAGTGAAATACATGAGTCCGTTTTTTGGAAAAACTGATGTAAAGTATAATGGCAAGGACAACGACTATAATAATACACAAAAAAGTTATGGTTTCTGGGCTGTGCCGCCGGATGTAGGTTCTATTGTTGTTATCATCTTTATTGAAGGCAATCCCAAACGAGGTTACTGGATAGGATGTGTACAGGACGAAGCTGCAAATTTTATGATTCCAGGATATGCATCAACAGAAAATAATGTAGAACACGGATTAGATACTCCATACGGTCATGCTAAACGAGTGCCAGTAGCTGAATATAATAAAAATTATCCAGGTAATAATTCTACAACTGATAAAACAAAAATTAAAAAGCCAATGCATCCGTTTGCACAACTGTTGGCAGATCAAGGATTATTGTTAGATGATATAAGGGGTATAACAACAAGCAGTGCCAGAAGAGAAACACCTAGTATGGTGTTTGGTATTAGTACACCTGGACCAATGGATAAAAATGGCCAAACTGGCCCTTATGGAAAAATTGAACATCAAGTTAAAAATGCTCCGGTTAGCCGATTAGGCGGCAGCAGTTTTGTTATGGATGACGGTGATGACAAATATCTGCGTAGAAAAAGTCCAAGCGACGACGGCCCTAGTTATGCTGCGGTAGAAGAAAACGAATTAGATGGTGATGTAACACGCCCAAATAATGAATTAATTAGACTTCGTACTCGAACAGGACATCAGATTCTTTTACATACTAGTGAAGATCTTATCTATATTACTAATAGTCGTGGAACAGCATGGATAGAATTAACTAGCGACGGCAAAATAGACGTTTATGCACAAGACAGCATCAGTATGCATACTGAACAAGATTTTAATTTCTATGCGGGACGAGATATTAATATGGAAGCAGGCCGTAATTTTAATATTAAAGTTACTGAAGAAATGCACACACATGTACTTAAAGATCACATATTAATTGTAGATGAAAATCAGAAAATTCATATTAAAATGGATGTAGATAAAACATACGATCAAACCTACAAGCATCATGTGAAACAACAAGTAGATTGGATATTTGACGAAGGTATAAATTGGAAAGTTGGTACTGATGTCAATAGTGTGGTTGGTGGCAATACAAAGGTACAAATTGGCGGCAACGTGGATGAAACAGTGGGCGGCAACAAAGCCTACACCAACGGCGGCAACTATCAATTGCACACAGGCGGCAATAACAACTTCACAGCGGGGTCCTCAACCAACATACTCAGTGGTGGTAGCCATATAGAAACAGCTGCAGCTATTCACATGAACGGTCCTACAGCTGCAACTGCTGCCACAGCAGAATCTCCAGGTGAAGCTGCCACAGCAGAATTACCTAAGATATTACAAACTAGTACACTTCCAGGACCACCTAATGGAGCAAGTTTTGTACATAGTATTATGCGACGTGTTCCTACTACAGAACCTTATCCTCAGCATGAAAATTTAGATCCTAAAAAATATAAACCAGATCTAACAGATAGGGATGTTGAAACTCGTTACGAAGGCAATAGTTCAAGCATGGCTAAACCAGCTAGCTACTGGAAAAAATACAGTACAAACCCAGATACATTTACTAGAAATCCTCCAGTAGAGGATTCATTTCAACAAAATCAAGAGGTGTAATATATGTCTAGCTTATTCACAAAAACACAAATATCTTCCCCAACCATTGCCCACCACGTTGGTTCTCGTAGATATAGAGGATTTAGTACAGTAAACAAACATACTGAAAATTTTGCCTTATATGATTTTGAATTAATCAAACAAGATTTGCTGAATAATTTTTATGTACGGCAGGGCGAACGCCTAATGAACCCTACATTTGGTACAATTATATGGGATGTTATTTTTGAACCGTTGACAGCTGAATTAAAAAACGCTGTATTACAAAATGTAAATCAAATTTTCAATAGTGATCCACGAATTCGCACAGGCAGTATTGTTATTACCCCATACGATACTGGGCTAGAAATACAGTGTGAATTGATATATGTGCTGTATAACATACAACAAAAACTTCAAATGAAGTTTGATCAAGCAAACGGACTCGCATTGCAGTAATTAAATACGCACATAATTTTATTCAATAAATACACTTATTAGGATAAA